GTCAAAACCATAGGAGATAGAACAGTATGAGCCGATACAAGACCAGAGATCCGAAACCGCAAACACGCGACCCGATTCGCGAGCCATCCGCACCACCACCATTGAATCACGCTTTGACGATTGAAGTACAGTCAATCAAGTGTTCAAGGTGCGGTGGAGGCGCATTCAACAACTGCAACGCCACACGGCCAAACAAAACGGCTGACAAAATGACTCGCAAGAAACAGTGCATGCGGTGTGGTCAGTGGTATGTATTTCAGAGTCAGCCGACCATCCAAGAGCGTGCAAAGTATTGGCAGTAGTTTTGTCCTAATTTCGTACAAGCGCCTATTGACTGAATCCGCAAAGTTATACTAGCGTTCAGTCATGCCGATCAATCATGGATATTTGCCGGATAGAATAGTCGCCGGGGAGACGATCTGGTTAGCCGCAGCGAACACCGCGCAATCACAATCCGACATCATCATTGATGGATTCACCCCAGCAGCGGGTTACACGCTCGCTTACCAGTTCGCCGCCGCAACACCCGTCAGCGTTTCCGCCGTTGCTAATGGCGCTAATACCGGGTGGACTCTTGAACTAACCGGCGCTCAGACGCTTTTGTGGACACCCGGCAAAATGTACTTCGCCGGGATTGTCTCGCTTGTTGACGCTGGCCCGCCTCAAGTTACGCGCACTTTTGCAGTAGACCAAGGCGCGATCACGGTTGACGCCTCCCCGATGCGCGTTTCTTCGTGGGTTGCGGTACTCGCTTCTATTGACGCGGCCATTGCAGCCTATGCCGCAAACCCTAACGGCTCGCTCTCGATTGAAGGCATGAGCGTCACTTATCGAAGCCTGTCGCAACTCACCGACTTGCGGGACTATGCGACATACAGGCTACAGCAGGACAGCGCGAAACGACCACGCCGCATAATCAGAACGGAGTTTACCACGATATGAAATGGCCGTGGGCAAAACAACAAGGGCGGCGGATGGGTCAAATCTCCGTGCGTGGATTCGCGGCGGCTCAGGTTGACCGTCTATTGTCTGGCTGGAAGTATGACGGCGGCTTTACCCCGTCTGAGGTATCATCGCACCTTGAAACGATTCGAGCGCGGTCTCGTCAAATGGCGAAGGACTCCCCACATTACAAGCGATACCTAGGCTTGATTGCAACCAATATCGTCGGGGAGGGATTCGCCTTGAAGTCTACCCCGCACGATGGTCAGCTTGGCGAGCGCAGGCTTGATGAAGTCGCCGCGAAGATCATTGAATATCACTGGTGGCGCTTTTGTAATTACCGTGATCCAGTAACACATCAGACGTGGTTTGACGCAACAGGCAGAAAGACCGCCTCAGAAATGGACCGGATGAACGCGAAGACATGGGCGCGGGACGGTGAGTATTTCATCAGGATTCAACGCACGCAACGCAACCCCTACGGCATCACATTCCGCGTGTTACGCCCCGATTGGTGCGACCACTCATACAACTCTGCCGACACCGGGCGAGGGACGCTGATTCATTGCGGCGTTGAAATGGAAATTGAATCTCGGAAGCCGGTTGCATACTGGTTTTGCACGGTCCCTCAAAACGCATACGCATACAATGGACGCGGTTCGCCACTGGTAAGCATTCCGGCCTCTGAGATTATTCATGGGTTCACGCAAGAGGATGAAGACCAGCCGCGCGGAATCCCTTGGGCGCATGCGGTTTTGCGCAAGCTGAAAATGGTTGATGAGTTGGACATTGCAGAGCTAACGGCGGCACGCGATGAGGCTTGCACGGTGCATGAATACTACGCGCCAAAGGGAGATGAAGAGGCCATTGCCGACTTGACAAAAGAAGAGAACGCCGATGTTGCACGCGCCTTGACTCAGGAAAAGGAACCTGGTCAAAGCGAGATCCTCCCGCTTGGATGGAAGAAAGAGACGCACACCCCGCAACACCCTAACGGGAACCATGGCGCGTTCAAGGATGGGATGCTCAAAGACGTGGCAGGCGGGTTTGAAGTTGAATACTCCAATTTTGCCAACAACTGGGCGGGCGTCTCTTTTTCATCCGTGCGGTCTGGAACGATCAGCGAACGGGATACATACATCGTTAAACAGAATGACATGATCAGTCAGAGCAAAAGCCCTGAATATCTGGCATGGATTTCGTCTTTTCTGTCGCTTTCCGTTTCGGGAAACCTACCCGCCGCCAAGTTGGATAAGTTCGCTGAACATGAGTTTCGTGGCAGGCGTTGGATGTGGGTTGATCCGATGCGCGACATGAAGGCCGCAGAGGTTGCTGTTGCTCATGGATGGAAAACCAATACCCAGGTTGCGGCGGATATTGGGCAGGACTTTGACGACAACCAGGAAGAGTTGAAGCGCGAACAGGTGACGATTGCCGGCGATAACAAGGACTCTGTCCCGGCTCTGAATGGTGCGCAGATTACCGCCGCGCTTGAAATCATGCAGCAGTACGCAATTGGGGCAATTGGCAAAGAGGCGTCTGTTGCGCTTCTCACGGCGGCGGGCGTGCCGTCTGATGCCGCGCAGAATATGGTCAACAAGCAGAAAGTGGAGAAGCCGAATGAAACATAGAAAGCATGAGATGAAAGACAGTGATCCGAAACTTGCGATGCGGGCTGGCGTTATCGAAGTGCGGGCCGCTGAAGGTGACGTTCCCGCCTCCGTGCGCATGAGCGTATCAAGTGAGGAGCCGGTCCTAACCTACGGCTATTTTAACGATCAGTACCAGCGTATTTATGAGATCCTTGACCATGGCGAAGGCTCAATCAACATGAGCCGGTGCAAGGACGGGCTGGTCATTCTTGATCGTCATTACGGCGATCAGATTGGATTAATGACTGTTGATACGAAGGATCGGAAGCTCGGCGGAGTAGTCGAGTTTTGCACGGGGAACCGTGCGCAGGAAATCGGCAAGGACGCGGCGAAAGGGCTGCGGCGCAATGTCAGTGTTGGCTACACGGTTGCCGCCGAAAGCTATCGTCTCGAAGGCGACAAGGACGGACTCCCGGTGGTACGGGCTATGTCATGGATGCCTTATGAGGCGAGCTTTGAGCCGGTCCCGGCTGATACGTCTGTCGGTGTTGGTCGAACGAACGAATGGAAACCCACGGCGGAAGTACCCGCCACACGGAAAGAGAAAAATAAGATGGACCCGAAAGAGTTGGCGAAGTTGTTTGAACGTGCGGCGTCGAACGGTATCGAAGCCGCCAAGGTGCTGGAACTCGTCGAAGCTGGCAAGGGCCGCGCCGAGTTGGACGCGCTGATTGTCGAGAAGCAGCGCGTGGAAATCAAGGAACTGAAAGAGCGCAAGCCGGATGTGCCTATCGTTGACGGCAAAGCGGTTATCGTCGGCAAGGGCGAGCTTGGGCTGTCTGAAAAAGAAACCCGGCGCTATTCCATGCTCCGCGTGATTCAGGCGCAGTTGGGCGGAAAGGCTGATATCGGTTTTGAGCGCGAATGCTCGGAAGCCGTGGCCAAGCAGTTGGGCCGCACGGCTCGCGGGTTTTTCGTCCCGTGGGATGTGATGGTCCAGAAGCGCGACATGCAGATTGTCAGCGCTGGCACCGGGTCCAACTTTGTGGCTACCAATCTTCTGGTTGGCAGCTTCATCGAAGCGATCCGCGCCAGGTCGATTCTGCCGCGCTTGGGTGTCCCCGTGATCAGCGGTCTGGTCGGTGATATCGCCATCCCCAAGATGAGCGCCATCACTGGCTACTGGATTGCTGAGACTGCCGAACCCACGGAGTCCACGCCGGTTATGTCGCAAGTCACTGGCACCCCTCGCACGGTTGCGGGAACGATTGACTATTCGCGCAAGCTGGCGATGCAGTCCTCCCTTGACGTGGAAATGCTGATTCAGAACGATCTCGCCAAGGCGCTGGCTCAGACCATCGACAAGGCGGGATTCAATGGCGCTGGAACCAGCGAGCCTACCGGCTTGCTCACTGGCCCCATCAGCACCGATTGTTCCGTAACGGCTGGCACTCCTACCTTTGCCGAGATTGCCAACATCATGGCGACGGTCGAAGACAAGATCGACGACATCGAGAACGGCAAGTGGGCTGTTACCGGCGAAGTGTTCTGGAAGCTGGCAACCACGGCGACAAGCGCCGGGTCGTCCGTCTTTGTGGCCGATTACAACACGAGCCGAATCCTCGGGGCGATGGCTCTACGGTCCGGTAATGTGACGGCCAATTACGGCGTCTTTGGCGATTGGACGCAGATGGTCATGGGCATGTGGGGCAATGGCCTCGACCTGCGGGTGGATCCGTATTCCGGTAGCAAGAGCGGTCTTGTTTCGGTGACCGGGTTTATGGATGTGGATGTGATGGTGCGTAACGCGGAAGGTTTCGCGCACGCCGATATCACGACCTAAACCTAGTAGCAAAACCATAGCGCGGGCTGGATGATACCGGCCCGCGTTTCAGAAAGGGAAGAAATGAAAACGCTCGCTATGTTTATCGCGTTGCTTGTCGCGGTGTGTTCCGTGCCTGCTATCGCCGGCCTTGATGCCTATGATTCGGTAACGGTTAAGGTGTTGACTCAGCCGTTGCCCGTGGATTGCGTAGCGGTAACGAATACCGCTGTTGACATTGCTGCGGCCAAAGGGACTGCGAATCTGGTTGTTTCGCTTTCTCCTGGCTACACCAATGCCGCCGTATACACGAACAAGGTCGTGTTTCAAACCAGCACGGCAAGCGCTGGAACCTATACAACTGTGACGTCGGCAACGACCGTCGCGGTTGCGGGGACCGGCGTTGTGTCCAGCATCAAGGTTGATACCGGATCACTGTCGCGATACGTCCGCACGATTATATCGACGGCAGGCGACAAAGGGACCGCGTCGGCAGTTCTGATCTATCCGAAATGATTCTCGCACCCCGCCCCGCGCCGGTTCTCTCCTTACGGCGCGGGGCACCTATCAAATGAACGCGGCGGCAACAGTGGCAATGTTTGAAGTGATGAAGGCAACCTTCACGGATGCCGTCGTTACCGTTGCCGTCAAATTTGATGACAACCTGACCATCACGACCACCGGCCTACGGAGCAGCAAGACCATCGCCAGGGCAATCAGCAGGGCGGGCCTATCTGACAATGTAGACCTTGGCGTATGGGTACCGACCTCCGCATTCACCGCCGTACAGATTGACCTCCTACGGGGTAAGCAGGCCACTATCACGCACAACGGGACGGCGATAGTCCAACGGATCGTGACAACCCGCGAGCATGCGCTAGGCGGGCTGGTCATGCTGTCAATCGGGGAATATGATCGGGTGACGATGTGATTGAAGTTGACATAGTTGTACCGGCTGGCGACGTTGCGGCATTGCAGGAAACTCTGCAAAAGTACGCCGCATGGTTTTCAAAGGGGCCAAAAGAGGCGATCAAGAAAGCGTGCGTGTACATCGTGCGGTCATTGTCTGCCAGCACGAAGATCAGCGCAAAGACCCGCCGCGTGGTCAGCAATCCGCAATACGCCAAGGCCGGCAGCAAGCGGGCGCGTCAGTTGATGCACATTGCCGAATGGAACAAGGATCACGGTAAACCCTATCGCATGCCGAACACCTATCAGAAATGGACGATTCAGCGGCTTACACAGCGCGGCGGCATCTATCACAAGCCCGTCAACGGTGACACCCATTCAGAGGCTTTGACCTCAGCGCGTCAATCCGATGTGTTTAAACCGTACTCGTTCACACTCAGACGGCGCGGGCTAGCAAAGTCGTCCTGGGGATGGATGCTTGGCAAGATCGGCAAAAAGGGCGCGGCTCCCTCTGTCGCGATGATTGCGGAGCGGGCAGGATTGACGCAAGTCACCGAAAGCCCTGAAACGGCGCTGTTCCAGTACGTCGAAATGACAAACAAACTCTCATACATTCGCAAGGCGACAAAAGCCAATGTCGGCAGCATCATGGCCCGG